TCATGATTTTTCCTGCCAGAATCTGGCTTCAAAGCGCAGGTTGACGGTGTGGGGCAGGGTGCAACTGCCAACGTCAAAGTGCTGGCGCAGCGTGCTCAGATCGCCACGGATCTGATCAGCATCCGCAGCGGCCATTCTTGCCAGAGCAAGAGGGCGGCACAGGCGGTGACATTCCGTGAGCATGGTGCAGGCCAGATCAAACGCGCGTTTGTGGCTATTGCGAGGCGCTACACGCGCGGCGATCTTCTCAATGAGCGCGTTATCCTCGGCGCTGATAACGAGGTTACGCTTTACTGGGACGGAAGGTTGAGCGAAAAAGCCGCCTCTTCCATGTGCTACCGGGGCCTGCGCTGGGCGGCTCTCTCGTGCAGCGTTGAACATGATGTTTCTCCATCACGGGTTGTGATGAAGGCAATGTGCATATCAAGCACATTTTCTGTCAATGAAAATGTGAACCACAAGCACAAAAAGAATAAAAAAGGCTTTATTTCTAGCCGTTTACGCTTCGCATAGGTGCCCCCAGTGAACATCTGGGTTGAATGTTCACTTAATGTTCTTCAGTATTAGCAAATGAATATGTTGAGAACAAACGAGTCTGGTTTGCTTTTAGATGGCGGTGGGTTTGATACGATTACCCACCAACGCGATCAGGCCTGCACGTTCGCTCTCGTTCATAGCACGCCATATCTTGAGGAGAAGCCTCTCATCCTCGCTATGCGCGATATTCTCCGGAGACTGGATCGTCGGAACAGAGCTCTTACCTCTAAGGTAATCAACGGAAACGTCATAGAAATCAGCTAAAGCTGCGAGACTTTCCCAGCTTACTCCAGCCTTATCATTTTCTAGTTTGGACAAGTGGGAACGATCTACGTTTGTCTCAGCGTAGACTTCGGTTTGATTTAAATTGCGCTCATTACGCAATTTCCTCAGGCGTTCACCCATTGTCTCAGTCATGTGAATCAGAATGACAGCAACCGGCAGAGCGTGTGTGGCTGTCATGCACATTTTGTGTTGACCAGATATGTGAATGAGATGCACATTAGCGCGATGGATGCCAAGGAACTCATCAAAGCTGCTGGTGGCTGTGTGCGGCTGGCCGAAATATGCGGCTTAAAGTCACACACCACCCCCTTACGATGGAAAACTGTTCCTGTAGCCCATCTCAGGGCAATCGAAGCGGCGCTAGGAATCCCTCGGCACGTCATGCGGCCGGATATTTTTGATGTGCCTTCAGGTGCAGGAGTTGCGACATGACGTGTCATGAGAAGAACCATGCCGCAGGGCCTGAAGCCTGTCAGCCGAATAGTGTTCGGGCCGAGATGCACGCGGCTTTGCAAGAGGTCCTTGCCCAAGAGCGGAAGCTTGCGGCTAAACGCGCCATGGATTTCTGGAGACAGAAATTCTCCGGTGAAGAGTGGCTTGAATTCCAGAACCTGACTTCAGATGAAGCTGACGCTGTTATTCAGGCTGTGGTTGAGCGATTGAACGGTATGATCCGCTCTTCCCGCGTTTCAGGTGTTATTCTTATGCAGGAAGGCGGATACTCCAAGATAGAAATACTGTTTCGGGACTATAAAACGCCGTCAGTTTCAGGTGTTTCGGAATGAGCAGTCGCAACAAAACCAGTCATGCCGCAGGGCCTGAAGCCTGTCAGGTGAATGGTGTTCAGGCCGATATCGAGCTTCGGAAATGGGCCATTCAGACAATTCTGCTTAGCCCGCATCCTTTGCCGTCATCTCTAGAAAGGCTGGAAACTTCCTCGCTCAGGCTTGCAAGCTTTGCAAAGCATGGGACTCTATTTCCAGAGATCCGGGCGGTCGTAGACACTTCCCTCTTCGGACGGAGAATTAAGACCGGGAATAAGAATGTCAGCGGCTTTCAGCGCATCAAGAATTTTGCGCTGATTGCTCGCAAGTTCATCTATTTTCCGTTCAAGTTCTTCTACGGTTGGTTTCATAAAGAATCATCCTTTGTTGGTTTTGTCGAAGATTCCACAATGGACGATGGCGGGCGGTGCGGCAACGTACCGCCCAATGCCGCTGCCAGCAAAGGAACTGCCCCAAACAGACCAAGGTGTTTTCAAAAATGAAAACACTTAGAAGCATTTTTCCTTCTGGCATTCTTTCCGAGGATACATGATGGCTCCGTTTTCCGCCCGTTTCCTCGCAGCTATCAAGACGGCAACCAAAACGGCCGTTCAGGCTGTAGGGGATTTCCGCTCTGCCGCAGGGTTCACCCGCGTGCAGGAAACACAGCTGCACGCTTACACCAGCCGCAACCAGCCAAGCGTGGTGCCGCTGGATGTGGCGATAGATCTTGATCATTGCGCAGAAAAGCCCATCCATCTGATGGAAATGGCGCATGCACTGGGCTTTGTGGTGCTTCCGCTGCATGTGGGTGCCGGTGATTTTGGGCAGGATATGAGCGAATTTGCCCGCACATCTGGAGATGTGCTTGGCACGGCCGTGCGTATTCTTGAGGATGGCCGCATAGATCCGCATGAGGCGCGTGAGATCGGGCCCAAACTTATGCAGGGCAAGCACATTCTTGAACGCGCCCTGGCACGCGTGCATCAGGTGCAGAAAGACAACCAGCCTTACATAGTCTCTGATAGAGAGGCCGCTCATGGCTGAGGAATTGCTGACGCTGCAACAGGTGTTTTCAGAACTGAATACACAGGTGGCGCGCGCTGGCGGAAACAACGCCTTCGCCCGCCTGCATGGCCGGAACAAGGGCACCGTTTCCAACTGGAGCAACTGCAACCGAGAGGTAAGTGACGCTTGCTTGGAAGCATTGGGCCTGGAACGTGTGGAGATGTTCCGCCGCAAGAAACCCATTACGCCTGGGAGGGTAAAGAATGGCTAGTGCCATGATACGCCCAGATGTGGCTGAATTTGACCGTAAGGAAATACCGTCACTCAAATTGCTGCGTTGTCTGCCAGCAGAGCTGCACGGTGTGATTGTAAAACTGCATGATGCCTTGAAGGAAATGCGCTCGTGCGTGTTTCGGATTGGGCAGGATGTTATGCAGGACGCTGAGATCGCTCTGGTTGCAGGCATGCCTTCTGATGTGTTGGTCAGCACGTTGCCTGCCATCATTCGCAAAGGGATGATGGCACGGGACGATGCAGGCGCACTCTTCAGCCCGCATTTTTACGACAAGGTTCTGCGCAGTGAAGAGCGTGCCGCTCGTAAGGCGCAGGCGGAGCAGGACCGCGCCCAGTGGGTGGCGGAAGCGCAGGCGCGTGGTGATGTGCCTGCGGGCCTGACACCCAAGCAACTGGCCAGCATGATCAATGGCCGCAAGGGTGGCCGTCCGCGCAAGAATGGCGTGCCGGTGGCAGGGCAAAAGAACATGCCGTTTTATGGCGTGGTGGGTGGCACAGAAAACCCAAACAAAAAACCCGAGAGTGCTCAGGTTATGGAAAACGCTAACCCGTCAGGTTCCTTGGGTTCCCTAGAAGAAGAGAGAGAATATACTAACTTAACTCATAATATCTCTTCTTCCTCTCTTTCTAGAGAACCCGAAAACCCAAAACCTGACAGAGCCGAAGTCCGCCGCATTGCCCAGAAGGCGAGGGAAGCTGGCGGCATAGGGGCCGACCAACGGACTTACGCCGAAAACTACGTCCGGGACTGGTTGCAAGCCGGGGCGGATGAAGGGCTGATTGTGCAGACTATCGCGCCATTGCACGGGAAAGCGCACAAGTTTGTCTATTTTGACGCCCCGGTGAGACAGGCCATCCAACAGAAAAGCACGGAACCTGCGGCAAAACCCGCTATTCCGAAGGATGAAGCCGAACGGCAGGCGCAGGAGGCGTGGAAACGTGCCCAGCCTGTGTGGGCCAGAATGATGCAGGCAGAGAAGGATTTAAGCGTGGTAGGTCGCAAGTGGCCGTCTGTTGCACAGAAGAATGGCTTCCCCGACTGTCCACCCGGATATGACATTTACGTGGCGCATTTCAGGGCGCAGGCAAAGGGAAGCGAGGCTGTGGCGGCGTGATGGCGGGAAATGTCCGCGTATTACTGCGCAATCTGCGCCTACGGGCAGAGGGCAGGCCCAACCCGATTGATGCAATGGAAGACCTGAAGACCAAACTGGCCCAGGAACAGAAACGGCGCGCAGAGGCTGAATTGGAAGTCACCACCCTGCAACGCCGTTTAAACGCATTCGAGAAACCCCGTGATGCACAAGGACGGTACACGAGAACACGCGGGGCAGCAACGTGCGCGACATCAAACCAACAGCAGAAAGACTGGCAAAAGGCGACGTAACGGAAGTTTACGTTCAGGAGCAGGAAAAGCAGCCGCCAGAGAAGCGTTACCGTTCCTCTGGCGCGCTGTATGCGCTGCGCCGTGCCGGAACCATTACAGACGCCCACGTAGCGGCTGCCGAACTGTGGGCAAGGGATTATGAAACCGGCGTGCTGGGTGCCAGAGACCCGGAAGCAGGCCGCAAAGGCGGTGTAGCAGACCCTCACACCATCATGCTGGCCCGCGCCGCCGCCGTGAGCCGGTGTGAATACGTGCGCAAAGCCCTGGGCGCTGTAGGTGAGACCCTACTGCGCCGCATGATGATTGATGGGATGAGCGTGCAGGCTATTGCAGAGGCCGGCTCCACTCACAAACTGCGCGTTTCAGGCGCATTAGAATTGCTTTTGGACCAGTTGGTTGAGGCTCTGGATCGGATGCCGGGGAGGTTATGGTAGTTTTTGATGAATTAAAAAATCTTTGATCTTTTTCAAAAGACATTTCGATCGTGTATTGCTTGAATATCTTATTTAGAATTTTTCTATCGGCTAAAACTATGTTTCTTAGTTTTTCATATTCAGTATCTTCAGTTCTTTTTCCGCCAGTTCCTCTTTTGTATTTTTTATTGTAAAGATTTGTAATATTATTCTGTATATGATGTAAATCTAAATAAGAATTTTTAGAAAGTAATAGTATTGATTTGTGCATGGCCTCTCTAGAAGATAACCAGTATTTACTAATATCAATATCTTTATTGTTTTTTCTGGATAGCATAGCTTCTATTGACGAAACAAACGATTCATATATTGAAAATCTTTTTATGAAAAGATCTAAGTCTAGTTTCTCTTTTGCGATTTTATGGGTTTTGTGTGTGAGTATCCAAGTGGAAGCTAGAGTCACACAAGCAGCTAGAAAGCTGAATAATGGCGCATATGGCAACAGGCTATGGAAGTATTTTGCATCAATTTCCGTAATAAAAATATCATTTAAATAAGGGAGGTTTGTACTTTTAATTTGCCAAGTCACTTCTAAATATCTCCAAAGCGTAAAAACGCGCTTCAAAGCATGATTCGGTTTTTCGGACTAACGCTAAAAAAGAAGGGGGCCTAAGCCCCCTTGTGTGTTGCATAGGTGACCACCACGGCGTTGGAGCCGTCGGGGGAAGGGGTGATTTCCTTTTCCACCATGTGGAAGCGGCGGGATGCGGCCTGTTGGGGGCTTTCGCCTTTGCGGGGACGGCCGCCGAGTGCACCATTGTGGCGGCTGCTTATGCGGGTGGCGGTGGTTGATCGGCCAGAGCCTGCTGGTTCCGGGGGTAGGACGTTGGCTGGTAGATCTAGCGCTGCTTCCATCAGCAGGCGCAGAGCCTGCTTGCGGGGCATGGGAAACAGCGGCCCTATGGTTTTCCATTCTTGCAATGCGGCATCTGGGCCTACTGCATCCCAGAGGCACAGCACGCGGGCGAAGTGGTTGAACCATTCCTGCGGGCTAGAGGGCAGGCCGTAGCTGCCGGTTTTGCGGATGGCGGGCAGGACCTCGCCCGTCACCCACTTGCGGAACCGTCTGGCCTCCGCCTTCCGGCTGGTGAAAATGAGGTTGTAGAGGCCACTTTCATTGATGATGCTCATCTCCTGCGGGCCGCCAAGGGTGTCCACAGTATGGACACCCTTTTCGTCTTCATCCATCCGGTCGGTGACATTGCGACTGTTGGTTATGTCCAACACGCTGCACACATCAGCCAGCACGAACCACGGTTCATCGTCGCGGGTCAGCACCCTTACGGCATATCCATCAAAGGTGAACGGAATGACGTTGCTCACGCTACGTTCTCCCGCACCAGATCCCGCGCCAGCGAGAGGATAAGCTGTGTCTCTCCGTCCATTTCGCTATACCGCAGGTGCTCCGGCAGAAGTGCGAGAATGATTTCCGCCTTCAGGCGCTGACCTTGCGGAGTGAGGGCAGGAATGGCCGCCAGCTCTTCCAGACGGTCACATTCTTCCAGAACCATTTTGTCAAAAAGGGCTTCCCGCGCATTGCACTCGGGTGTGCCAAAGGCGGGGGACGGTTCGCGGCTTGCTGCGCGCACGGCAGAATAGACAGCATGAAAGCGCTGATGACTGGCGAAGAGCCGCGCATCATCCAACTGGGAGGCTGTTACGGCTGGCGTGACAGCCAGCAACGGTGCAGCCATGATTCCGGTAAGCACACAACGGCGTTGTGTGGTAGATAAGGCGTTAGCCTTGGGCATGGGGATACTCCCTGCTTGAGGTTAGGCCGGGCAGGAAGGTTGTAGCTCCTGTCCGGCTGTATAATGTATGAAAACTTTATAAACTTTATCAAGTGTTGTTTTCCAAGTTGTGATCGTTTATAAAGGTTGAATGTCAGAGGAATTAAAATCAGAGCGCGTTACGACAATGATGACACCTTCAGAAGTGAAGGCTGTTGATGATTGGTCTTTCGAGAGCCGAATTCGTAGCCGGGGCGAAGCCATACGCCGCCTGATCCAGTTAGGACTGGAAGCCGCAAAATCCACTGATGGAAAAGACTGAATGCCGACAGTTCTTCGGATTGGCGGCTACAGGTTCTTTTTCTACAGTATGGAAGGGAACGAACCGCCGCATATCCATATTGAAGCGGGGGAGAACGTTGCCAAATACTGGCTTGACCCGGTTGCGCTGGCCATGAACGACGGATTCAGGTCGCACGAACTCACCAGATTGCGTATGATGGTCATTGAGCATCGAGACACGTTCAGGGAGGCATGGGATGCCCATTTTGGCAGCTAAATTTGACCCCACCGCAACTGATGTGCGGCTGGATAGTGACCTGCTCCATATTGTGATGGCGGACGGGCGGGAGCTTTCCGTGCCGCTTGAGTGGTTCCCGCGCCTGCGCGATGCATCCCCCGAGCAGAGAGCGCACTGGCGGTTTATCGGCCGCGGCAAAGGTATCCATTGGCCTGACGTTGATGAAGACATCTCTGTCGCCAGCCTCTTGCGCCTTTCCTGAGGGGTGAAGGCCCTGAAAACCGGAAGAAACTCAGGGCTGAAGGCTGGGTTTCTCCCAAGGTGTAAGGTTTTTTAAATTTCAGCCCCTATTATTTTGATGCGTTAGGTACTAAACCCGCGCCAGACTTACCGTAGGTTCCTACGGAACATGTCGCGGCAACTTTGCGCGTGACTTCTCACGGTGAGAAGTCACGTTGCCTGCGGGTTTGGGTAGCAGCCAGAAGGGGAGGAAAGTAGTATGTCGCAAGCGCCGTATGACCCCCGAGCTGTTGCCAACAAATTGCTGGATATGGCCGCTTTGGTGATGGAAAAGCAGGCGACCATCACACCGCTTGCTCTCCAAAAGCTTCTCTATTTTGTTCATGCCCGGTATCTGGCGACCACAGGCAAACCTGCGGTTAAAGGTGCCTTTGAGGCGTGGCAGTATGGGCCCGTTCACCCGACCGTTTACAAAGCCTTCAGTGACTTTGGGAAAAGCCCCATCACGAGCCGCGCCAAGGCCCAAAATCTGCTTACGGGGGAAGAGCGCGAACTTGCTGCCCCCGAAGATTGGCAGCTTAATCGCGCCATTATGTCGGTATTGCTTAATGTCGGGCATTTGCCTGCTGGCAGGCTGGTTGATTTGTCTCACGCTGAAAATGGACCTTGGCATTTCATCTGGGAAAAAGTCCGGAAAGGTGAGGCTGTTACGCGCCAGATACCTGATAAGGTGACTCAGGAGCGTGGAAATCGTATGTTCATGATCGCACCTCACGAACAAAGCGATTCCCTAGATGGCGAAGAAGTCCCTCCCCAGTACTGATTTTGCTCGATTTGCAGCTCTCCCGAGAGGAGAGATCAGGGACAATGCAATAAGGAAGTTCGTCATGGGTGGAGGCATTTGGTCCTATGACCCTGTGCGTTCACACCTTGGCGAAATTTTGCGTGAACAGCCCAGATTCAATTTTTTCGTGCCTGATGCGCCATGGAGCGTTTTGGAAGAGAGAATTGGTGGCAAGTGCAAAAAGTCTCAAATTGAAAAAGAGCAAAATTGCCTGAAAGCAAAAGCTCTGTTTGATCACTGGCGCGACAATGCGTGGTCCTCCATCCGGTATGACGACATGCCGCCAGGGATGATGAACCCTTCACACGGTTACACACGCTTTTGGGACAACCGCTTTTGCGTCATTGATGAAACACGGACGTTTGTTCCTTTTTTCGATTTTCGTGGCCCTGACACGCGTCTTAGCGCGGATGCAAGGGATGTTGTCTTTAGTGTGCAAGACTGGCTTATCCGTCAGTCCATACCGGAACTTGAAGAGTTGGCCCTTGCGGTCATTCGCTTTGACGGCACTAAAGAGACAGGCTTCTCTGTTGTTCCGCATTTCCATTCTGGCCCAGTACGTTGGTCTCCTACCGAACTAACCGAACTCATATTTGAGGTTTATGCAGACTGGGTGCGGGTAGCGCAGCAGTTTGAGCGTGCGCCGCGCCGTACGGGCACTGATGATAATAGTTGTTTTGATTTTGGTTGATTGAAATACTGTATTGCAGAAGGTGCATTGAGTAATGTCTGATAAAAAAAAGAAGAAAACATGTTTTGTTATTGGCCCAATAGGAAGTGTGGACTCACCAACAAGGAAGCATGCTGATTTTCTTTTAGATGGCATAATAAAAGAGGTTCTGGAAAAGGATCCGTTCAGTTATGAAGTGAAGCGTGCTGATAAGGACGTCAGTCCTGGCTCGATTAACTCCGCAGTAATTAACGACATTCTTAATGCAGACCTAGCTATCGCAGATCTTTCAGAAAGAAATCCAAATGCTTTTTATGAGCTTGGGATTAGACACGCCTGTGATAAACCTGTCATACATATGATACAAAGTGGCGAACAAATTCCTTTTGATAATTTTGACCAGAGATGTATTTCATTTTCAACAGAAACTTGGTCTGGAATACTTTCAGCTAGAGAGGATTTGCGAGGGTGTGTTGAGTATATTTCTTCTTCAGAATATAAATCGTCTAACCCTGTTACTATAGCGAAAGCTTTGCAAAGCATAGCTAATTCGGGGGGTGATGCGGGACTTGCTTTAAATTCTCTCATGGAAGAAGTTAATTCCTTAAGAAAAGAAAATAGAAATCTATACGCTAAATTAAATAATGTGAATGTTAACCATAAAGAATTTAGTGATGATGCAAGAAAAGCATTATATGATGCACTGTCTAATTTCGCCGCCTCAGGAGACGAAACAGGGCCATCTCAAAATTCCTGGAAGCGTTCTTGGAATAAAGTTGCTTGACGCTTACCCCTAACTTACAATAAACAGTCAAAATCTTCGAAGTCGTGTGCCCAACCGGGTCCACGGCTTTTTTTATGTCTCCAGAAAAGTGAAGAAGCATGAGCCATCATGAGCAGCGCGTCTGCCGTGGGGCCGTTGTGCTGCGCGGAAAATGGCCGGTCCTTGTGGTGGCTGTTCGCGGTGCGCTGTGTGCGGTGGTGCCGCTGGCAGCGCCGTGCCTGCCGCATCACCGGGCAGATGTGCCGCTGGCGGGCTGCTCTGCGGTCCGTGGTCACATTGCCCGTTGCGGTGCGCCGGTTCTTGTCAGGGCAGGGGGCCTTACCAGCATTCTCGGCACGGTCAGCACGGAGTGCCTGCGCCGGGTGGATGCCGCTCTGGCAGCGGAACACACCGCCCGCCAGTTGGAGCGCCTGCGCCCCGGCGTGGTCAGCTGCGCTCTGGCCCGTGGTTATCGCCCCGGCAGTAAGGGTCGCAAAATTGGCGGTGCGCCCCACGCGGAATAACGGCCCCGCATAGGAAAAATAAGCGAAACCCCCGCGCTGCGTGAACAGCCGGGGGTTTCTTTTTGCCCACCCCTGCATGCCCAGGAATGAACATGCCTGATCTTAAAGATATCTGGCGTTTGGTACAAGCTATGAATGAAATCAAAGCATGGCGCTTCATCGCCCTCATTCTGCTTTGCTTGGCATTTGCCGCCGAAAAGGCCCTCCCCGGCGTGGCAGCAATCATTACAGCATGCCGCTAAAAAGCGTCATGATAACACGGAGTTATTTGACAGAGCCTACCGGGCAATGTGTCAGATAACCCGCAGATACCCCCTCAAACCCGTCAGATAACGGCAGTTATCTGACGCTTTTTGAGGTCTGGAAACGACCCTATAATTTAGGAATATCAAATGGTTAGCGGTGATCAGCCTAGATCGGCCGCGCCAGCAGCCCCGGATGACGGTCTCAACAGGGCAGACATTCCGCTCGTCAAAACGTGGCTCCATAACCGCAGTAGCCATACGGTGCGGGCCTACCGCGCAGATGTTGCAGAGTTCGCCCGTTTTGTTGCCAAGCCCATGGCTGATGTTGCCCTGGAGGATCTCCAGGCGTGGCATGACAGCATGAGCGATGCGTCAGACAGCACGCGGCGCAGGAAGCTCAGCGCCGTGAAGTCTTTGCTGACCTACGGCCACAAGCTGGACTTCCTTCCGCATGACGCGGGAATGGCGTTTCGCCTGGAGCGCGGCAGGGACAGTCTGAACGAGCGCATTCTCACGCGGCCGCAGGTGCTCGCCATGATTGCGGGCGAGGCTGATCCGCGTCGTCATGGTTTGCTGGCGTTGCTGTATGGAACCGGCGTGAGGCTCTCGGAGGCCTGCACACTGCGTTGGCGCGACATGACACGCCGCCAGTCTGGCGGCATCGCAACGGTTTTCGGCAAAGGCGGCAAGACCCGGCACGTTCAGGTCGCGGCGTCTTTGTGGAAAGAGCTCGTGGCGCTCAGGGTTGATGACGGGCCGGATGCGCCTGTTGTCCCCGGCCACGATGGCGGCCCGCTTCACATTCGCGCAGCACATCGCGTGGTGAAGCGGGCCGCAAAGAGGGCTGGGCTTGCGCCGGATGCGTCCGCCCACTGGCTGCGCCACGCTTTCGCGTCGCACCAGTTGGATGCCGGGCAAAACGTGCATTGGGTGCAGGCCCAGCTTGGGCATAGCTCGCTCGCCACGACAACACGCTACAGCCACGCCAGCGCGGATACCGTTGGCGCGGATCTTCTCGCCTGACGCACCGAGCGCGGGCACATCAGACAACGACGGAGGACGACAATGACAACCGTGCCTGACGGTTACATGCGGGACGGTCGCGGGCGGCTGGTGCCAGAGGCGAACGTCCGGCCATCTGACAAGCTGCAGGATGATCTTGTACGCCGTTTGCATGCTCAGGGTGAGCCGGTGCGGCAGTTCATGCTGGAATTCAAGCGCACCTGTTTCACAGAAGTGCATGCGTTCCTTGAACTGGTGGCGGAGCAGTACGCGACCAAGATCGGTGGTGAGAAAGGCAACGTCACGCTCACCAGTTACGATGGCACGCTCCGCGTCACGGTTGCGGTTGGCAACTGCATTTCGTTCGGCCCGGAAATTCAGTCGGCCAAGACCATCATTGATGAATGCCTGAAAGAGTGGACCAAGGGCGGCAACCCCAATCTTGAAGCTATCGTCATGGACGCCTTTGACGTTGGTCAGCAGGGCAAGCTCCAGGCTGGCAAGATCCTTGGGCTCCGTCGTCTGAACATTGAGGATGAACGGTGGCTGCGCGCCATGAACGCCATTTCTGACAGCGTGCGTCTAGACGTGACGAAGGACTATGTGCGCCTGCATCGTCGCGGCAACGTAGAAGGTAAGTGGGAGCTTGTGCCATTCGACATGGCCAAGCTGTGAGCGTGAGCCGTAAACATGCCTCACTGAGCTGCCTGAAGCCGCTTGTCGGTGTTCTGGATACCAGCATAGCCAAGGAGCCGCCCAAGCGTGCTGACAGCTTTTATACGAGCTCTGAATGGCGGGCTCTTATGGCTGAGATCAAGCGCGAGAGGCCCAACTGTTGCGAACGCTGCGGGCGGAGCGGCACGCGTCTCTTTGGCGACCACATCGTGGAGCTGAAGGACGGCGGCGCGAAGCTGGACAAACGCAACGTGCAGTTGCTGTGCGGCTCCTGTCACACGGCCAAAACAGCCAGCGTGCGGGCCGAACGGAACGCCCGAATCTGGTGATCTGCGACATGCGCGTGGAGCATGGGGGGGAGGGTAAATCTTCGCCCGGCGCATAGGGGCGTAACCGCGCCCGTCCCACGCGTGAAAAATTTTCCGATTTTGAGTTTTGAAGTGCGCACTTTTGGGGCGCGGGAAGGACTATCGTGGCCAGAAAATCGAGCATCGACTGGGCAGCGGTGGAAGCTGACTTTCGCGCTGGAGGCCAGTCAAACCGCCAACTTTCGGAGAAGCATGGCGTTGCGGAAAGCTCCATACGCAAGCGCATCAAGACTGAGGGATGGGTGCGCACCAACGCCTCCAAAGTGCGCACTAAACCGCAAAGTGCGCACCAACCTGCGCGCACTAGGCCCGCAGCCCCCGCAAAACAGGGCGGTATCCCCCCGGAAAGTGCCGATTATCACCTGAATGACCGGATCAGCGCACTGGCGTCACGCCTTGTGGGCGAGTTGGAGGATGCCACGGCTTACCTGGGCGAAATCGCGGACGCCATTGAGGAAGAAACGGCTGAAGACCGCAGCGACCGCCGCAAGCAGGCCATGCTCAAGGCCATCAGCACAAGAGACCGGGCCGAGACGCTGCGCACCTTGAAGCAGATCCAGATGATGGAAGCAGGGAAGGCCGGAAAGAAAGGCGTGAAGGAAGAACGGAAGGAGGCGGCCGAAAAGGCTGCAAAGGGCAGGTTTGCCCGCATGGCCTCTCCCAAACTGGTTGTGAACAATGGCAAGTAAGTCCCCCAGCAAGACAGCGCCTGCCGTGCGCAAAAAGTCAGCGGCCACTCAGAAGAAAGCCTCGGCCACCAGGACACGCAAGCAGACCGTGACGCCGCCAGATAAGAGCGGAAAACCGGTCTGGAGCACGGCATGTAAAGACTGGGAAAAGCGGATCATGGCAGGCGAAAGCCTTGTGCCGTGCAAGCCGCTTTTTCCAGCGGCGGCCGAGCAGGGCATGGCGGTCTTCAATGCGCTCAAGATCGTGGACGTGCTGCATGAACCGACCATCGGGGAATCCTGCCGGGACTGGCTGAAGGACTTTGCGGCTGCCATTTTCGGGTCATATGACCCGGATACCGGTACCCGTCTGATTACCGAGTTCTTCCTGCTGGTCAGCAAGAAGAACACCAAGTCCACCATTGCGGCCGGTGTGATGCTGACAGTGCTGATCCTGAACTGGCGGCAGTCCGCTGAGTTCCTGATTCTGGCACCCACCAAGGAAGCCGCGGACAACGCGTTCAAGCCCGCCCGTGACATGATCCGGGCTGATCCGGATCTTGAAGCCCTGTTCCATGTGCAGGATTACACCCGCATCATCACGCACCTGGAAACGGGTGCGACCCTGAAGGTGGTGGCGGCTGACGGATCCTCGGTTGTGGGGAAGAAGGCCACCGGCATTCTGGTGGATGAGCTGTGGGAGTTCGGGAAGAAACCGACTGCTGAAAACATGCTGATGGAAGCCACGGGCGGCATTGCGTCCCGTCCGGAAGGCTTTGTCATCTATCTCAGCACCCAGTCTGATGAAGAACCGGCCGGGGTGTTCAAGAGCCGTCTGGAATATGCCCGCTCAGTGCGAGACGGGAAGATCGTGGCACCGCGTTTCCTGCCGGTGATCTATGAATTCCCGCAGAAGGTTCTGGATAAGAACGGTCAGCACAACCCGGACAACTGGTACATGACCAACCCCAATCTGGGTGTGTCCGTGTCAGAGGAGTTCCTGCGTGACAAATACGCCCAGGCCAAAGAGGCAGGGGAGGGAGTGCTGCGCGTGTGGATGGCCAAGCACCTGAACGTCCAGGTGGGCATGTCCCTGCGGGAAAAGGCCTGGGCCGGAGCCAAGTATTGGGAGCGGCAGGGGAATGCGCAGGTCACGCTGGATCTGCTGCTGGACTGCTCGGACGTGATTGTCTGCGGGATCGACGGCGGCGGTCTGGATGACTTTCTTTCCCTGGCTGTTCTGGGCCGGGACGCGAAAAGCCAGGACTGGCTGCACTGGCAGCGCAGTTGGGTTTTCAAGGACGTGCTGAAGCACCGCAAGGAAGAGGCCCCGCGCTATCTGGATTTCCAGAAGGAGGGGGATCTCGTCATCACCCAGGAGATGCGAGAAGACAACCAGCAGTTGGCGGATGTGATTGAGCAGATCGACGAGACCGACAAGCTGGCGCTGATTGGTCTGGATCCAGCCGGTGTGGCTGAAATCGTGTTCGCTTTGCATGCAAAGGGGATTGATCAGGACCGCATTGTTGGGGTGAGCCAGGGCTGGAAGATGACCGGGGCCATCAAGACGCTGGAGCGCAAGCTGGCTGACGGCACGTTTTCTCATGGCAACCGCCCCATCATGGCGTGGGCTGTTGGGAATGCCAAAGCGCAGGCCAAGGGGAACAACGTGGAAATCACCAAGCAGATGGCGGGCGACAAGAAGATTGATCCGCTGATGGCCCTGTTTGATGCCGTTTCCTGCATGGCGCGCAATCCGGAGCCTCCTACCAGAAGCATCTATGATCGTGAGGAACTATGGGACTCCTGAACCGCCTGTTCGGTAGCGCGCCTACACCGCCTGCAGATCGGCAGGAGCCGCATTTCAGCAATGCGGGCAACCCGGAAAATCCAACAACACCGCTCAGCGATATCGCAAGCTGGGAGGATTTTCTCGGCACGCCTGGAAGCGGGCAGGAGTGGATGCCACGGGTACGGGAAACCACCTCCATGGCATGCTCCGCCGTTTACCGTTGCGTCACGCTGGAAGCAGGGGTGATCGCAGGACTGCCGCTGAAGATCTGGAAGCAGAAGGACAATGGGGAGCGGGAAGAAGCGGCCAGGCACAGGCTCGCTCCGCTCCTGAATGTCATGCCCTATCCGGGCAGATCCCTGACGGCGTTCTCCTGGCGGGAACTCTGGGGGCTCAACCTGCTGTTGTGGGGAAACCACTACAGCGCCATCCGGTATGATGGTGCCGCCCGTGTGATCGGGTTTGAAACCTTCATGCCCTGGCAGGTTCAGGTTGTACGGATCCCGTCCATGCCTGGCGTGAATTTCTACGTCTGCACCCATCCGGATGGGCGGGTGGAAACGGTTTTGCAGGGTGATATGCTGCACATACCGGGTCCGGGCTTTGATGGCCTCAAGGGGCTTTCCCGCATTCAGTCCTTCGCACGCGGATCGGTCGGGTTAGCGCAGACCATGGAAGAACGCACCGGCCGCCTGCATCAGAACGCCGCCCTCCCCAGCGGGGTGATGCAGGTACCGAGCAAAATGAATGATGCCTCGTTCCGGCGCATGAAAGCGCAGATCGAGAACAATTATTCTGGCGTTTCCAAATGGGGCCGCACGATCATTGTGGATGATGGGGCAAAATATACGCCGTTTCAGTTAAGCCCGCAGGATCTGCAAACCATTGAGGCCAGGCGCTATCAGGTCGCGGATATTTCCCGGTTTTTCGGTGTGCCGCTGCATCTGCTGAATGAGACGGATAAAACCACATCGTGGGGATCCGGCCTTTCTGAAAACACATTGGCGTATCTGATTTTCACCTTGGATGCGGATCTGAAGCGCATTGAAGGGGAGCTCAATGCCAAGTTGTTTCTGGGCACGCCGTATTTTGTGGAGTTTGACCGTGATGGCCTGCTCTCCATGGATCCGCAGAAAGCGGCGGCCGTCACGGCGCAGCAGATCAGCAGCGGCCAGTTGACCATTAACGAGAGCCGAAAGAAGCGGAACCTGCCAGCCGTGCAAGGCGGTGACACCGTGCTGGTGAACAGCACCAACGTGCCGCTGGAACAACAGGCGAGCAAGCAAAACGGTGCACCTCAACCCGCACCATCGCAACCTCATAAGAATTGAGGCATCATGTACAAGTTTAATTCTCCCGGCGCACGGTTTTCAAACCGTGTGCTGCTGACGCATGCGCGAGCGGGTTTACCGCAGCAGCTAGACAGCCGACCACGCGCAGCGGCAGATCAGCCAGCAACCATCTATCTGTATGATGAGATTGGTCTATGGGGCATCACCGCAAAAGACTTTACCCAAACGTTAGCTGCCATCGGTCCCGGTCCTGTTAATCTTCATATCAATAGTCCAGGCGGGGACGTGATGGACGGATTAGCAATTTTCGCAGCCCTGCAAGCCCATGACGGTGCTGTGAATGTTGTTATTGATGGACTGGCGGCCTCTGCGGCCTCGTTTATAGCCTTGGCTGGTAATACCATAAGCATGGCTCCCAACGCCTTTCTTATGATTCACAATGTCTTTTGTGTTGTTTTGGGCAACAAGGCTGACATGACGGAAACAGCAGCCGTTCTGACCAAGATCGACGGTCAGCTTGTCAGTTTGTATGCTGATAAAACCGGGCAGAAGCCGGAGGCCATCACTCAGATGATGGACGCGGAAACATGGTTTACCGCGCAGGAAGCCAAGGATGCCGGGTTCATCGACACCATTCTTGATGCCAGCCAGAACAAGGCCCAGCCCGCCCTGAAAAACGGCGTGTTTGAGCACCAGCCCACACCGCCCGCCAACACCCTTTCCGTGCCGGACATTGCAGCGCGCCGCCGCATGGTCCGTCTGGCCGAAGCCGAAAGCTGACGCCCAACTCTCCGGATTTTCCGGACAGTTCACCCTCATTCCCTCAGCGGAGACAATTTGATGAAATCCAAGGAACTGCGCGCCAAACGGGCGAAGCTGATTGAAGACGCACGCGCTCTGGCCAACGGCGAGACCATGACGGCCGAGCAGGTCACCCAGTTTGACGCCATGATGGCTGAAGCGGACCAGATCAAGGGCCAGATTGACCGTATTGAAAAAGCGGATGCGGCCAACAAGGAACTGGCCGCAGGCATTGCAGCCCGTGCTGAAAACAATGGCACCAGCCCTGATGAGCAGGAAGAAAACGAGAAGCGTCATGAACGGGTGTTCGTGGCGTGGCTCCGTGGTGGCATTGATGCGCTGGCTGGTGAAGATCGCGCCTTTGCCATGCAGCGTGTTCAGGCCTATCAGGCGAACTTCAAAAACGCAGGTGACATGGGCACTGGCACCGGCCCCGGTGGCGGCTATCTCGTCCCGCCAGCATTTGCAGCACAACTTCTGGTTGCATTGAAAGAGTATTTCACTGCCCTGAATTTGTTTGATGAAATCACGGGTGGCACTGGCGCGGATCTCCCGTGGCCGACCAATGATGACACGTCCCGTCGCGCCAAGATCATTGGCGAGAATCAGCAGGTCGGTCAGGGGAACATGAGTTTCGGGCAGGTCAGCCTGAAAGCCTTCCTGTATGCGACGGACGCCATTCTGGTGCCCTGGACGCTGATGCAGGACAGCTTCATGGATCTGGATGCTTTCATCCGGACTGCTATTGCCACGGCGTTTGGTCGCACACTGGCGGATGATCTGACCATCGGCACCGGGGTAGGGATGCCGCAGGGTGTGCTGACAGCCGCAGCAGCCGGGCCAACGGCCAAGGCCGCGGAGCTGGTGTATGATGACTTTGTGGAACTGATCCACAGCGTCAACCGGGCTTACCGCTCTGGCGCCGTGTTCATGATGAATGACAACAGCACCAAAGCCCTGCACCTGTTGAAGGACAATCAAGGCCGTCCACTGTGGGTGCCGAGCCTCGTCACCGGTATGCCCGATACGTTTGCGGGCTACCCGATTGAGGTGAATGAGAGCATGCCGGACATTGCGGCCGGTGCCACCCCCATCCTGTTTGGCAACCTGAAGAACTACAAGTTCCGCATGGTCAAACAGGTTTCCGTTGTGCGCCTGAATGAGCGGTATGCTGACTATTTGCAGACCGGTTACTTTGGATATGCCCGCTTCGGTGGTGGCCTGCCGTCTGCGGCCCAGCCGATCAAGAAACTGGTCATGCCTGGCGCAGCAGGCGGCTGATTACGGAAAAGCCCATGATAAGCCTTTCCCTTGATGGTCCGACGGCAGATGTCCCGCTGGCTCTTGTTGCGGACCTGAAGGCGGATCTGGAAGTCACGGACAGCAGCAATGATCTGCGCCTTGAGCGCCTGCTGCTGACCGCATCCAGCATGGTGCTGGCCTATATCGGCCGTCCGATCCTGTCCGGAGAGTGGACTGAGGAATTCCGCCTCAGTCCCTCAGAACGGATTGAAGAGATTGTGCTGGGTGTTGTGCCGGTCACGGAGATCAAGACGGTATCCCATAACGGGACCGGCTGGTCTGCGGATCAGGTGGCAGACCTCATTCTGGATAAGAGGGCAGGGCTCCTGTCCCTGCCGTTAAAGCGGCATCCCTTCTGGCGGGCGGGCCTTTACGGCATCACCTTTCAGGCCGGATACGTGCCGCCCTCGGTCGATGCAAACAGTGTGGTTCAACCAGGCACGTTGCCCAGGGTCATCAGCCAAGCGGCTCTCATGACTGCTTCCGCTCTCTTTCTGGGCAGTAGCCGGGATCCGAACATGAAATCAGAAACGGTGCAGGGCGTGGGCTCCACAACCTGGAATAGTGCATCAGGCACTGGTGGCATGCCACAGGCTGCCGCTGATCTGCTGGATAACTTTCGCGGAGAGCTGATGTAATGGGCTGGATTACAACCTCACGCCGCCGCCAGATCAGCACCAAGGGACGCCAGATGGTGCTCGGCAGCAATGGCACGAGCGTGACGCTCAAGGCGTATTCTCCGCCTCCACAGGCCGCCCAGCTACAGGATGGCGTGGCAAAGGCGGCGTTCGTGGTCGAGATCATGGCTGATGAGGTGAACGCCAAAGGTCTGACGCCCGCCGCTGACATGGAGATCACGGACGGCCCGAAATTCTACACCCTGACCGACGCCGTGCCGATCTATGACGGGGCGACCCTCTGCGGCTGGCGTCTGATTGCCGCAGGAGGCCAGTAATGACGAGCGATGCTGTCTGGAATGACGCTTTCAGTCGCGCTATCGGCGTCTGTCAGGCCAATGACCTCAAGTTGATCGACCCTCTTGTCGCCAAGGTAGACGGCCGCCCGGACTGTTATTGGGTGCTGGATATCGCAAGCGCGGTGTCTGACCGGCTTGGCATGGGCGAGACAGCGGATGAGGAAACCGGCCAGATCATGCTGCACCTGATGGTGCGCAAGGCCTCCGGCATCAACACACCCACGGCGCTGTCTCATGTCAAAGCCATGAGCACGGCCTTTCGTGCCTCCCGCATCACCACACAACCGCAGGGCTGGCCGGAAGGCCTGTTCTATCGGGGGCAGAGCAATGCCCCTCCCAACCTTGATGATACCGGCAACTGGTACGTGCTGACCCTCATGGTCGATTACACTTATCAGGACGCCCTGGAGCAACAGCCATGAAGTTTTTCCCTCTCATTGAAACGGCAGCAGGATCCGGCAAATTTCTGCTTGCCAGTGCTGCGGTAGAAGCTGCCAGCACATCAGCCGCCCTTGCCCTGATCGCGCCTTCTGTTGGCGCAGGCCTGCGCTATGGCGCATGGCTCAATCGTGAGGTGCGGGGCCTGCCGTCTTTTGTGCCTGCTCCGGCAGAAGAAACCGGAAAAAGCTACAAGGTTCTTGCGGAAATTGGCGGGGCAGACCAGCCGTTTGTCCTGACCGGCTCCGTGCAGACCTCCCTGCCGTTTGACGCCTCTCTCATGTGCCTGGCCATGCAGCAGGGCGCAAACTTCCGTTATGGGCTGATGCCTGCCGATGAGCAGCCTGTTGCCGCACCGGAAAGCCCGTCAACGCCGTCCAGTTCGACACCGTCCGAGAGCACGAGCGCAACTGAGGGGTCTGATACGCTCGCCAGCAGCTAA